CCTGTAACAATCTCGACACCGTTTTTATCTCTATCTTTTATTACTTCTTTAACCTTTTTGATATCAAGTGCGTCAATATAACGCAATTCTTTAATACCTTTCTTCAGGTTATCTTTATCAAAAATGATATGATAATGAAGTGCTCCATCAATATACCATCTCCTAAAGATGTCTGGTCCAGAGTTGTTGAATTCAAGTTTCTTTGTGATAACATTGAATTCATCAGCAATGACCTTTTTAATGTTCTTTGATACGTTTATAGTATCTAATTTGTCTAAATGTATATCAACAGCATTCTTGTACGGGTCTAGTACAATTGCTTCGTTAACAACATCATCAATAGCAAGTTCCGCTTCAGGATTCTGTGCTGTTGACCTGTATTTGATAATTAATTCTTTTTGATTTTTGAATGAAAAGTCGAAATCGACGGAGAAGGCGTTTATCCCTCCTCCGTCAACTACGGTAGAACCATCATTCAAGTCGGGTGGAACGAACGAACCTGCTCCTTTATCCACCACGGAAGACCCAATCTTCCTCTCGACTTTATAACCAAAAAGTTCCATAATTACCCTAACCGTTTAATATTGTTACCAATATTTATAACGGTTAATTACCCAGCTAGATCCCAGTGTGGATTGCCACCAGAAGCAGCAGCCGTACCAGAACCCATACCAGCATTATCCCAAGAGATACTGAAGTTTACAGTGTATTCCTGTATTGCGTCAGTACTTTCCCAAGACAAATCAATAGCACCAATTTCTGAAGGCCATCCCGTTAACTCTACGGCATGTTGAGATGCAGTAAGGCCAGCACGGTCTAATGGTTGAACGGTCAGAACTCTATGAAAGTCACTTGGAGACTTAGAATCTCCCCCAAACTCCTCAAAGCCAGCCATTTGTGACTGCCATCCGATTAATGCTTCTCTTTGACCATAATTTTCATCATTGATGATTGTTATACTCCAGTCGATGAACGTTCTGTCACCAGGAACCTTAATCTTACGATTCTGGTAAGGAACTTCAATCAAACCAATTTGCGCCGAGGGTAATGAAGCAGCCTTACAGACTAACCTTATGTCAGTTATACCATCGATAGACACCTCAAAAAGGTTCTGTCTGGCATAATCTTGCCCAGCAATTTGCGTTTGAAAATCATTTATATTCATATCTTATTCTCCCTTATACTTGGCCGATAACTTCAGAGAAGTCAACGCCCGTTTTAGTTGCAACAAAGTTCAAAGTTATGAAGTTAATTGAACGACTAGGTTTAATAAACATACTTGCGACAAATTGATTTCCGTCAATTACTTCGGGAGTATTATTCGTTTCATCACATTGAACATAAAAGTCATACATACCCTGTTTTGCTTTGATTCCCGCAAGATATGGATTAACCATATTCACGAAGTTTCTACGAGTATATACATTGTTAAATTCAAACAAGAAGTATTTAGCAGATATTGCAATTGCTTTTTCAAGAATAATAAACAATCTACGAACATTAATCCTATCAAACGCAGATGGTTGTGTTAGCAATGTTCTGTCGCCCCATAATACTGTGCCCTGTCCAGGGAACGATACAATTGGGTTTATGCCAGTAGGTAGTTTATACAACTGGTCACGATGAGCAAGAGTAGGATTATAAGCAAGTTTAACAACCGACTTAATCTTACCTCTGTTCAAACCAGCAGGTGACCACCAAGCATCACGTGCAGAATCAGTAAATGCCATCAAACCAGCAACATCACCAGAAAAACCAATCCAACGATATGTGTCATTATACTTGTCATATGTATATTTGTAACTTGCATCCATTGTTCCATATGAAGATGCTACATTGAATGAAACAGCAGCACGTGAAGCAATAACATTTGCAACAGCAGTAGATGCACCACCAACGTTAACCACGTCTTCTTTAGCAGGCGAACAAACTGCCATACAATCTTTACGAACCTCAGCAACAGTTTCAACCATGTACTTCTGAACGGCATAAGCAACCGCAGCAGGCTCTTCAGTGACACCACCAGCAATTAGGATAGAAACGTCTACATCGTCGGCAGAAGCAAAAAGATCCCAACCAAGTTTATAGTCGTCTTCACCAACACCAGAGTCGACACCGTCAGCAAAAGTGACAGTTGCTGTACCATTTGTAACATTTGTGTTATCAGCAAGAATCAACTTAGACTTATTATTAATTAAATGTTCGATGAAGATGTTGTTTCCATCACCATCAACTTTACCTTCAGTTGTTGAAACTATGTAAGTTTCAACGACAGATCCAGCAAAACTTACAGCAATTGCCACTTCATCATTTGCAGCCACAGGACCAGTTTCAAATACACCAGTTGCACCTGGATTAGCGGCAAAACCTGTTGCGTCATACATTGCAACAGTAATATCGTTACCATATGTACCTGGATAACGAGCATAAAATCCTTCTGTCAGAGTTCCAGCAGCTTGTTGTGTTTCAAAATCTTCATCATTTTTTATCAGGACACCTGCACCACTTGCATTGGCATTTGTTGCCGTTGCATCAACCACACGAACCACTTGAAGTGAATTTGCGTATGAAAGGAATGCAGCACTTGATAAAAACGCTGGATATGATGTATTATCGGGTTTGCCAAAAACACTAACCAGATCGCTCTCCGAAACCACAAGCGTTGTTTTAAACGCTGGACCCCAAGTGAAACGACCAACTGTAGCACCTAAACTGGTGGCAACCGCAGGGATAGACGTGCTCAGATCAATTTCTTTGGTCTGGACGCCTGGACTTAATTGAAATCCCATTGTCATTCTCCTATATTATTATATTAAATACCAAAACCCACCTTTGAGTCTTTAGTTTCGAAATCA